GAAGTACCTTTTTACAAGAAGCTCTAGCAGATAATGAGATGCTTAACACTACCTATCTTAAAACCGAGTATGATACCGCCGTTGCTACTGGTCAAAACTCAGCAGCTTATGTTAGACAACTTAAAGATGCAAAAGAGGGACGACAAAGATACCTCCAATACCAAACCATAGGAGATGCTTCAGTAAGAAGTTCTCACAGAGCTTTGGACGGCAAAATATTTGATATACTTGAAGACGGTGCTAAAAACGTGTACCCTCCAAATGGCTACAATTGCCGTTGTGAATTTGTACCCTACACTGGACAAATAAATGAAAGTAATAAAATGACATGGGACAAAGCTGAAGGCATGTTAGCCAACTCAGATCAATCTTACATAAAAGCGGGTTTCAATATAAATAGAGGAGATTTAAAACAAGTATTTACACAAAAACAATTTTACAGAGATATAAAAGGTTTGCCAGATAATATAAATAAAATGACTTATGATAAGTATGGCTTAGGAACTTGGGAAGAAATAAAAGGGAAATTTGCTGAATTGAATATAGACCAAAGCATTACACAGAAAAATGCAGACGAGTTATTTAAAGCACTACCAGACAACAAAAAGCGAATGGGTTTTACAGATTACCTTGGACGTAATTTACTTTTAACAAAAACAAGCTTTAATAGACATAAAAAAAGAGCAGAATACTTCCCTTTTGTAAAAGACATATTGGCAAAACCTGATGAAGTATGGTTAACAAAGCACTACAAAAAAGGCTATCAGACCAATTACATAAAACATTACGCTAATAAAAGCTTGTTGGTTTCAACAACTTTAGGTGAAGGTATGGAAGGAGTACAAATTGAAACTTGGTTTGATATAGACTATACTAAACCTTTAAATAGAAGAACTGGATTATTAATTAAAAAAGGGAAGGAATTATGATAGCGTCCTCTCAACAGGCACTTTGCGTTACTTATGACCTCCCTTAAAACCATAAGTGCATCATCAAGCATACATAAAACTTAGGGAATACAAATATAACAAATACTAGACCATTATGGCAGCAAAAAGCAAAATTACCTTACTTATGGATTTATCAGACAAGCTATTTTCTGATAAGCTAGACAAACTACAAGGCAAATTTGATAAAAAGATAGACAAGCTTGGGCAAAAGCTAGGCATGGAAAACGCTACACAAAAACTGCAAAAAGGGATAAAAGTTGCTGCTATTGCAGGTATAGCCGCTTTGGGTGTGTTAGGCACAAAAGGGGTGCAAGCTGCAGAACGCTTTGATTCTGCATTTTTGCCCATTAGACAACTTAATCTAGACAAGTCCAAAAGCGAAATGGATGCTTTTAGAGAACAAATACGAGATGCTTCTTATGAAATGGGTACAGATTTGCAAGCTTCTACCAATGCGGTTTACGATTTGCAATCTGCTACTGGAACTTTTGGAGATGATGCTATTTCTATATTTCAAAAAGTAGGCAGGTACTCCATTGCAACCGGAGCAAATATAAACGATGCCATGAACTCTACTACCAAAGCCATGAAAGCTTTTGGGCTAGAAGTAAAAGACATAGACCAGCTCTTAGAAAGCAACGCAAAAACCGTACAAACAGGGATTACCACTTTTGATGAATTGGCAAAAGTACAAACCGAATATGCTGGAGCTGCAAGCGCAGCTGGACAGGGTGTAGATGAAGCCAACAAAGTATTTGCCGTATTTACGAGTATTGCCAAAAATTCTGATGTAGGTGCAGGTATGGCCAAAAGCTTTTTTGAAGGCATTACACAACAAAAGGACAATATAGAAAAGGAATTGCAAATTGATATTTTTAGGAATGGAGAAATGCGAAAGGCAGATGATATACTCAGAGATATTTCTGAAAAGTTTAAAACCATGAGCAAAGAAGATATTACCGATGCCATTACCAAAATTGGCGGACCGGATGGTTTACGTGGAATGCTAAGTAAGGTAAAAGGAAATGCTGAAGACATGATCGCTACTTTTGAAGCCTTTGACGCATCCCAATTTAGCCTTGCAGATGCGCTGAGTAATGCTGAAGGTGATTATGGTAAAATGAGAGAAATCTTCTTTAACCGGATTGATATTGTGTTGAGCAAATTAGGTGAAAAGGTTATACCTATGCTAGCTAAATTGTTTGATACCTTAACTCCTGTACTTGGTTTTATAAATGACAATATGGAATGGCTATTGCCTGTTTTTGGTACTTTTATTGGCTTGCTTGGTGCAGCAAGTATAGCCATGTGGGCTTTAAATTCTGCCATGTTTGCCAATCCTGTAGTTTGGATAGTTGCAGCCGTAGGCGGACTTATAGCACTTATAGCAGTAGCCATAAACAAGTTTGATGAGTGGGGCGCAGGAATCTTAGCACTTATGGGACCAATAGGTTGGCTAGTAATTGGAATTAAAAAACTGGCTGAACATTGGGACGGTATTGTAGAGGCATTTGAAAGCGATGGTATTATGGGAGGTATAAAACGGATAGGACTATTTTTGATAGATGCTTTAATTACACCCGTAGACCAGCTCTTAAAAATGCTTGCAAAAATACCCGGCTTAGGTAATCTAGCAGCAAAAGGAACTGCTTATATAGAAGCTATGAAAAGTGCCTTAGATGTAGAACTAGGCAGAAACCAAAAAGAAGAAACAAACGAGGAGGATAGCTTAATTCCTAAAAAAGAAAAGAAAAAAAACAATGGCAATGGCACGCTAGAAAATACCATAAAAGGAGTTACTCAATCTGCTACCAGTGCCAAAACCATAAACATAAAAATAGAAGCACTCATGAAAGGAGATGTGAATGTGAATGAGGGAAGTGGCAAAAAAATAAACTTTACCGAGTTTGAAGGAATGTTTAATGATATGATGATGCGTATAGTGCGCAATGCAGAACTAAGCTAATATGGCAAATCTACACTTACAGGGAGATAAGGCCTTTTGGGATAAAATTAAAAAAACAGCAAGCCCAATAGTAAAACGAAAGCTCATAGATGAAGCGGGTATACGTGCATTGCGTTTTAGCAAAGAACGCTTTAGACAAAAAAACTGGGTAGACAAAAACATGCCAACTGCTTGGGATAAACGCAAAAAAAAAGCAAGAGGCTCTATCTTAGTACAAAGTGGTAGGCTAAAGCGTTCTATACGCATTACAGCAAAAGGAAGGTATTTTGTAGAAATAGGTACAGATGTACCCTACGCAAAAATACATAACGAAGGAGGTAAGATAACTCAAACCGTTAGCGTAAAAGCGCACAAACGCACTAAAAGCATTGCTAAATCTTCTAACATAAGAAGCCGTAAAGCCTCTAGGCAAAGAGTAAAAGCAGGAACTACCACAGTAAGAGAACACAGCCGGAAAATGAACCTAAGTATACCACAACGACAGTTTTTAGGTGAATCTAGCGCACTAGCTAGAAAGATTGAAAAGCAAATGAAAAAAATAGTAGATAACCACTTAAAATAAAACAGATGAAAGCCTTTTACATTGCCTTACTAGATTATTTTGAAGCCAACCAAAATAGATTTACAGACCTTAACCTAAAACCTATAAAACATATAGATTTTTATGCAGGACAAGACCAGGACCCGGAAAGCTTCCCTAACTTGTTTTTCCCAAGTTTGCTTTTTTCATGGAGCATAAACTACGAAACCGAACCTGCAACGGTAAACTTAGAATTTAGAATTGTGTTTGAAAACCTAAGAGATACTTCTAATCTAAGCCAAAATAAAGAGACAGCCTTGCTTTTCTTTGACATGGCAAAGCTTGTAGACAACCTACTTAAAGAAATTGATATTGAAGAGCTTGGAGCTTTGCATTTGGTGTTTGAAGGCTTAGAAACGCAACCTACCGTTACCGATGTGTATTTGCTTAATTATGAAGCTAATATTTGCAAAATAAAAACTAGAACTAGAACATATCTGGAGGTAGATATTGAAGAACTGGAGCTAGCTGGTGAGTTAAAAACAAAAAAGCCCTAAACCTATGGGGCTTCTGTAATTCTTCTACCTTCAACCCAAATATAGCCTTGTCTTTTCTCAAGCTTTAGTTTGTACTTTCCAAATCTATCATATTCATTGCTAAAGCTTCTTTTAAAAAAAAGTTCTACGGCATCTTTGTATTCCTTATCTATCTCTTGGTCTCGGTAAGTAAACCGGTATAAAGTTCTAGTTACCTCTATGGTAGTTTCTCTAGTGTCTTGACTTGGATTGCTATTGTAAGCTCTAAAGACTTCACCCCTTAATTGTTGTGGGGTTTCTTGTGCTGCACCTATAAAAGGCAAAAACAGGAATAAGTATAGTATATTTTTCATACTAGGTATTATGCAATAGACGTGCCAAAAACAAAAAAACCCGCCTTTTTTAAAAAGACGGGTTGGACGACTACATTTATTATTATCCGCTACAGAGCGGATAATCTTAATTATCTGCTTAGGAGCAAATAAAAAACCCGACCTGTTAAAGTCGGGTTGGGTTGTAATACTTAGTTTTTGGGTTACTCCAGCATTTTTTGAAATTGCTCTACCGTGGGTTCGGTGTCTTTTAAGATTTCTATTAAGCCAAAATACATATCTAAGCTGTCTATAAAATCTGCACGGTTATGCTGTAATATAGCATCGTAGACTGCTCTTCTTTTAAGCAGCAACATTTCTACTGCATCTATACCAGTCTCTTCACAGGTAACTACTACTTTACCTTTTTTATTTAGATTTAACATACCCCTAGTTTTTGCATTAAACTTAAACGAATCTCTTTGTTGTCTATTTTGGCTACATCTGCCAAAATACTAACCAACCTTTGTTGTGTAAGGCGATTATGCTTGCGTTTAGGCGGTAGTTTTGGATAGCCTTTTTTATTTTCATTTAAAGAAGTTCTACCCTCCAGCAGCAATTCTTTAATGTGCTTGTTTGTCCAGATAGCAAATGCTGGACTTAACCAACGAGAAAACTCTAAAGCAACATCTTCGTCCATCCAAGTGCCTTGATTGCTACCACCTTGTATTACTTTCACTAGGTTTTCATCTCCGCTAAATAGGTCGTTTCTCACATCTGCGTAACGGCTCTCTTTCAATGCTTTAAGAAACTCTTTTGTTGAGTCTAATCGCAGCCAATTTGCAGGCTTTTTACCAAAAGCTTTAGCCATTTCAGTAGCATTAACGGTTACCGAGCCTTTAAGCTCATTAAAATTGATGTTTTTGCCTTCGTAGCTAAACGCTATGGGCGTGAAATTTTGCTCATTTAAAGCTTGAGCTCCGCTTTCATTTGATTGTAACATAATACTGAGTTTTTGACTTGCAGGCAAAAAAAAGACGGCGCCCACTTCCCGTTGTCAAAGCATCTCAGTGAAGCTTAAACTAGCCATTACAACTAATTTACGGGGTTAGGCACCGCTATGGTGTGTGTATTTTGGGCATAAAAAAAGCCCTAACACAACGTTGGGCAACTCTCGTTGCTCCACTGATAAATACTTTGACGTTGCTAAAATACACATTTTTTTTGATTTGCAAGATTTTGGGTTATTAATTTATTTATTCGTGTCTACTGTGAACTTAAATTCCCCTTCAGGTATGTCTTCTGAACGATATATTTTTTTACCATTGAAACAAAAATTACTATTCAAGTTTATTTTATTAAAAGATTCAAAGCTTAGTTTAATAAAAGTTTTAGGGTGCATTACTATACCATCTGGTTCTATATTTTTTTTAGAATAATTAATTTTTAATTGAATAAAAATTTCATTAGAAATTTGTGCAATTGGTTCTCCAGAGACTTTTCCTGCTGTGTAGATTTTAGCCACCTTACCCCCTAAGGGGTTTTTAGTGTTGTTTTCTTTTTTCATTGGTTAATTTTTTTTATTTGCTCTTTAGGTTGCATTTTCATATTGTTGTTATTCTCAATGTCGCTGTATATGGCTACTCCAAGTATACATAGCATGAGTAGCCACAATAGAAGGGTTTGGTTTAGCTTGTTCATGGCTTGTGGTGTATATGGAAGTAGAGTGCTAGTGCTATGGCGTAGCATTCTGCAAACCAAAATAATAATAGGGCTATGGGCTCGCAGTGTAGTGGTGAAATGCATTCTATGTTATTGGTGTAAAAGAATACATAGTTGAGTACAGTAATGCTTAGGAAAATGGCTAAGAATTGTTTTAGTGCTTTCATAATTGGGCTTTAAAGATTAAAAAATTGTGATGTCTGAAGGCGTAAGCTATTAGGTATAGCAAGTAGCAGGTAACTAGACTTACTAGGTCTAGTAATAAGTATAGCAATGTGCGGCAGCTTGGTTCTTGCAAGCACACATAAGCAAGTGGGAATAGTGCTATAAAATTAAGTATGCCTATGATGCCGAGGGTTCTACGTAGTGTTTTCATTAATGTATGCTATTAAATTCATCTTCCCATCTTCTTTGGTTCAGGTAGGCTTCTGGGTTTGCTTTGGCTACTCTTTTTCGTTTTAAGTAGCCATCGTAGGCCTCAATGCCTTTGATTGCTTCTAGCTTATCTGCTTGGTTTAGTTTGTTCCAAGCTAATTCTGCTTTTACTTTTTTTATTTTGTATTTATACGCATTAAAAAAAGTTTGAAAGCTTAGGTCTAGTTCGCCTACTTCTATTTCAAAGTTCTTTTGGATGCTTTTGTCCTGTATCCAGAGTTGTTTCATTTTTTGCTGTGTACATGGAAATTTTTCAGTAAAAAGCCAGTTGCTCTGCTTTTCTGAAAGTGTACCTCTAATCAATTTAAAGGCTGTAATTTCACCGTTTAAATTATATTTAAATTCAAAGGCTACGTCTGTCTTTTTTACTCTTACGGTGTAGGTTGTTTCCATATTATTTCAAATTGAAGCTTAGCGGTGTGATATCTACATATTTGCTATCTGGACAGCAGCCTATGTATTTACGGTCAATTTTTTCGATGTTCAGTTTGCCACATCCCGTACAAATTTGGATGGGTTTTTTTGCCTTTTCAATTTCTGGAATAAGCTTTATTATTTTATTCCAAAAATGATTTATTTCAGGCTCTGAAAATTTTCTGTAACGTAGCCTATTATTGATTTGGCTAACTAGTTTTACGGTTTGTTGGAATGTGATGTTTTTGCTCATTTTTATATAATTTGTGGGTGAAGTTTTTGCAATAGCATACTTATTTGGTTCTCTTGGTAGTGGTCTAGTAGCACAACTTCTAGTAGTTCGTGTATGATTTCATGCAATGCCCAAGCTTGGTAGAATTTTAAGGTCATTTCTACTTTATTTTTTTGGTTCAGCAGGTTGGAATTCTTTTTTAGCTCTTTGGCTTTGCTTTCAAATTTGTCTGCCAAATCAAAACCTATGGACTTGTATATGTTTTCTCGTTGTACATTGCTTACAGGAAGGTTGTACAATTGGTTGAGCATGTTGTATACCGTAATGACGGTATCTTTGCTAAGGCTTAGTTTTACTTTCATATACAGTCTGTTTTAATTTTGGTAAGTTTTAAGCCACAATCAAAGCAAAAGGTTGCTGTTGTTTCACAGTTTGCTACGGTGTCTATTACCTTTAGGTAGGTTTTCTGGTGTGTGCATTTACCAAATAAGCTAGATTTATTTTGTGCGACTTCTTTGGTTGTAATTTTCTTTAGTTCTCGTTTGGCTGGAACACCAAGGTACTCATTAAAAGTTCTGTAACTAATATGATATCTAGGCTTAATGTGTTGATGATATATCTCTGTGTAATACATGTTTTCTGTATGATAGAGCTTATAGGTAAGCTCTTGTATTTCTATGATTTTTGTGTAGTAGTTTTTTTTGTTGTAAGCCATACCAAAATTTTAGTTACATTTGCTAGCGTTCCTAAGCGCTAATCCTGTTTTACTTTGGTAGGCAGGATTTTTTATTTACTGTGTTTCTTACCTAGCATACTTTCTAGGCAGTTAATAATCTTGCTGCAATCTTCTGAAGTCATTATTTTTAATGGCTTATTTACCGGGCTTTTGTTGCTTTTCAAGAAATCTGAAAAACGGTCTAAATCTGCTATTTTGCCGTATTTTGCAGAATGCTCAGTCCAGCCTATTTGCCGTAATAGGCTAAGCATATACATGTGCTGGCGGTTTTCTTTGTTGAATTTTGCCCAGTTGGTTTTGAAGCCGTTTATGATTTCTTGCGCTTCTTGGTAAGTGAGCTGGCGTAGACTATTGGTTCTGCAATTTGAATAATGATACGCCAGCTCTTCTTTATGCTGCTGGTCATAGTTACAGTGCTTCTGTATGATGGCTCTTTGTGCTGCTGTTGATGCCCCCTGACCCCCTAAGGGGGAATTATTTTTTGTTTGATTTTGAGTTTCCATTTTCTTTGTTTAGCCCCCTGGCCCCAAAATGGGGTTTTGTGGGTGTTTTATTTTTTGCCTTCAAGTTTAAGTAAGTGTTTTTGGAAAAAACTTACTTCATTAATGGTCATTTCTGAGTGTGCAATCCATTTGCCATCCATGTCTTTATGTACTAGCTTACCGTTTACGGAGTAGCGGTCTGTTGAGATTTCTTTTATTTTTACTGCCATTGGTTTAGAGCTTAGTGGTTAGTCTGTAGAGGGTAGTTTTTCTAGGTAGTGGTTAATGCTTGAGAAAAACTCAATAACTCTTTTGCTTTGCCTTTTAGTTTTAGTTGTTTTCTTAAACTTGTGATTTTCTTTACAATCCAGTAATGCATTTTCTACATCTTCTTTAAGTACTTTCAAAGGGATTAAGTCAAAATATAGTTTTTCCTTTTTTTTCTTCTTTTTTTCCATATATTCTAATTCTTCTAGGGTTAACATATTTACATCGTCTAGTATCTCAAGCTCTTCATCGCTCATCATAAGCTTGAAAATTGTAGTGAGACATCTTTCCATTTTTTGTTTTCGTCTCTAATGTGGAGACGGCAGTATAGGCTTGAACCTGTTACTTTTTGGCATTCGTCTAGTTTGTCAAATTCATTGATTAGGTTTTGGTCGCCCAGTTCTCTTACTTGTCTGCGTGCTTTTGCTAGTAGTTTAGGGTCATATTCCATTTTGGAGTTTTTGACCAGTAAGCCGTCTAAGATGTTGTACATGCCTTTGTTTCGCTCTGAAAATTTGGCTTTAAAAATCTCCCGAATTTCATTGATGTGGACCATTGCTTCGTCTGTGAACTCCATGCGCTCTTGACGGTCTACGGTTACTTTAATGGTATCATCTTCATTTTTAAGGCTGAAACTGTTTACTTCTTTTGGATGTTTGTCCTTTAGCTCATACATGCGGTTATATAGTTTGTTGGCTTCCAAAATGGTGTATTCTTTTAGCCCTTTTAGCTCGTTATGGAGCTGTTGAAACTTGCTTGCGGTGTGTTGCAAATAGGCTTCTTTGTCGTTTTCATATTGCTTTTTTGCTTTTACTTCAGCTTGTTTTTCGGCTTCGCCTCTTCGCTGTAGTTCTGCTTGTAGTTCTGCGGCGGTGAGCTTGCTTAGGTCTACTGTTTTTGCTTCTTGTTTTTCCATGGGTTTCTTGTTTCCCCCTAGCCCCCTAAGGGGGTGTTTTTGGGGTGGGTTAATATTTAGCTATAAATTAATTTTTGGATTTTTTGTTCTAGGTGTTTTGGTGCTTTGTAGCGTTTGGTTTGTACTTCACCAAAGAGTTGAAGCTCTTGTATGTTTCTGAATAGTCCAGCTCGTTCTTGGTGTAGGCAGATTCTTTGTCCTACGGAAAAGTAGGTGAAGCCTGTGCTTAGGCTGATGGCTTCGTTTATTTCTTGTAGGCGTTTTTCTAGTTTTTTCATTGATTTAGTTGATAATAATTTGTTGTTTTCTTGCTTTTTTTACCAATGTTTTTGAAAAGTAATTGGCTATTTTGGTCATGTTTTCATCATAGAAGTCTCTTATTACTTCTATTGATACTTTGCCTATGTAGGGTTCAATATCTTCTAGGAACTGCTCCTCCAAAATGGTGTATTCTTGATTCCACCAGTTGTATAGTGGTGTATTGGCTAATACTTGCTGCAAATCTTCTTGTGTGTGTGCAAATAGCTGTAGGTAGGTGAAATACAAATCGAACTTGAAGGCGATGTAGTCCTGTTCTGTGTATTGTGTGTAATCTAGTACTTTGTTCATGGGTTTGGGTTTTGTGGGTTATCCTTCGTTTACTAGCTTTATTTCTCGGTCGGCTGCTATGCGCTCATTGATGATGTAAGGCTCAGCTTCATCTGCACCACATCTACTTTTTTGGATGTGTGCCTTAAAATCTTTGACTAGGATTCTGTTTTGGCAATCCCAGTAGACTTCATTTCCTACTGCTCCTTCTGGCATTCCTTTTTTTATATGGCTAATAAAAATAAATAGCGTGTCTGCAAATGTTTCAACTAGGTTGTAGTAATCTTTTACTGCCTTACCTCTAAAAAAATACTGAAGGGAATCTATAATTATGATTTTGCTTTGGCGTTTCATTTGAAGCCTTGCAAAAAGTTCATCATAACTTTCTTTACTGAATTTGAATTTATTCTTTACAGTTTTCATATTATTCAACATCAATGAACGTTTGAAACTGGCACGAATGCCCTCTTCAGCAGAATTGTAGTGTACTTTTTCAATTTGGCATAAGGTTTTAGCAACTTGAAGAGCGTAGGTAGTTTTACCATCTCCTGAATCTCCTAATATTAATATTGAACCACTTCTTTCCATATCTCCTAAATGTCTTTTCCAATCTCCTTGCAATGGCAACATGTTGAACTCTCGTTTCTCTATGTCGCCAATGGTATATGCTTTTTTTACTGCCATTAAGCTACGTGCTGTTTTTCTATTTCATGCCTAACTTTTCTTAGTGAGCCGTTGGATATGCCGTATAGCTTTAATGGTGTTTTGATTGCTCCGTTTGCTTTGGCTATAAGGTTTATTTGGTTAAGATGAAACTCTTTTAAGGCTTCGTTTCCATCTGGAGTAACTTTCTTATAATCGTTGCCATAGCGGTCTAATACTTCTGTATAGCCTACTTTCTTTAAGTCTTTTTGGCGTGTGAATTTGTGCTTTAGTCCATCTGCACCCATCATGTACCAACCGCAACTGTATGGTGTGGCGTTCCAGAGTGCTTTAAGCTCTAGGAAAGCGGTGTAGTCTAAATCTCCAGCTTCATCTAGGATAATTAGCGGGTTCTGTATGGTTTTTATGTAGAACACTAAATCTTCATACACGTCTACATATCTGCCAGTGTAGTCTACTCCAAACTCTCTAGCTATTTTTCGAATTAGCTTTTGTTTTGACTTTACTTGTGAGCAGTCTACGTATATGGCGTTTTTATTCTTTTTGGCATAATCTTCACCAGCTGTGGTTTTACCTACGGAAGCAATGTCGCAAAACATAGCAGAAATAGAACGTTTTTGACAAGCTCCAAGCTGTGCTGTGATGTAGTTGAAGGTTTCCGTTTTTACTATTATCCACGGTTTTGAGTTGTCTAACTTCACATTTAGCAATCGTGCCAGGCTTATCCATTTTGGGTCTGCAAGAACGCCTTGAAATTCACCTTTTTTAATTCGGGAATATTGCGCTTTGTTGATGCCTAGTACTCTAGCGTGTTTGGTGTCGCTGTCGTGATTTGCACGGTCGTGTATTAACTTTTGTACAATTTTTTGCTTAATAGTATTTTCCATCTTCTTTTTATAATTCGTTAATAGCTCTGTTGTATTCTGAAGCTTCGTCTACCGCTTCAAAGTGGTACTCTTCGTTTTCTTCTATGGTTTCAACTAGTTCTGGTTCTGCATCTGCTTTTGGAATAGTAGCCGATTTTATGATGGATACCCTTTGTAGTTTTTCTGCTGTATCTTCTTTAACCATTTTGTCAAATTGGCTAATGTATTTGGTAGATTCTGTATAGCCTATTTCATCTTTTTCAGTCCATTCTGCATTGGCACGGTTAAATGTTGGTACAGGCTTGCATGCTGCTATAAATTGGTTGTTTTGGTAGATAAATACTTCGTCTACGCTATTGTTTTCAGTTGGAATGTAATAGGCTTCCACTTTAAAATTATTTGGTGCTAGAAGGCTTATTGTTTCTGCACTTGGTAATTGGTATTTGCCGTGTTGTACCGTTACATATTGGTTACGTCTAATAGAGGTTGAAGTTTGCTCACCAATGTATTTAGCCAAATGGCTTTTGTTGAATTCTGGTAGGTTTGGATTTACATGATGTAGGAACACATCCATACGGGTCATGCCTTCGTATTGTTTTTGGTTTGGGTGAAGCTGATTGTTATATTGTATTTGCTCCTCAAGCTCGTTTGCTATTATTTGCTTATAAGTAGCTTTTGCTTCTTTGTAGGTGTCGTTTTTTTCGTCAAATATTTTTTGAAGCGTTACTCTATTGCTGTCTAATCTTGCATAGAAACGACCTACATTTTGGTTATTCATTTTTTCTACACCGTATTTTTTGGTATGGATTAATCTTTCTGCATATTTTTCTTGAGAGTTGGTAGGGTTACACCATCTTACAAATGGGAAAACATTTCCTGCGAGCATCAAGCCATCTTTGAAGTTTTTAACCAAGTGGTGTTCTACTTCCATTTGCATAGGAACGCCTAGGCCTTTGGATGTAGTGAACTGAAACATGTTTTTTATACAATCTAAAAACAGTTGATTGTCTTTAGTTTTGGAATGAGAAATACCAATCATTGCCGTACTCATATCATCAAAGGCGTAGTAGCTCATTACTTTTTCGCCTGTGTTGGTAATTTTAGTATGGTAAATATCTCTATCATCTAATGAAATTTTACTCATAGAGAACTGTGGTGCGGTTCTGTTTACGTGTGGCCTTTGTTTGTGGCTAAAATCGTAAGCTCCATTTCGTTTTTTGGCTATGATGAGTTGGTTTTGTGGTTTCTTGAGGTAATTCCAAACTGTGGCTTCAGATATTTCGATTGGTTGATCGTCCTTGTAGAAATCTTCTTTGTTGAAGAGTTCACCAGTTTCTATATTTACCACTTCAATAGCACCGCCTAGAAATTGCATATACAAATCATGCGTAGTTGCCATATAAGGCTTGTTTGGGATGCAATGCAGACTAATTATTAAGCTTTCTATATCTGCTGTAACTACTCTAGCATTTTGCGAACCTTCGTTTCTGTGGATGAGGGCCTGGTATCTGTAATTGAGGTATTTTTTGTATTTGCGTTGTAGCGACCTTTGGTTTCCGGGTAGGTTGAACACCCATTTTTGCGAGCCATCTTCCCTTTTGCGTATGGCCAAATCATTAACTGCATCTGTGATGTTTTGCCAAACTTCCATTTTTTTGGACTTTCTTATAATGTGGCTATTGGTTTTAAACAGGGTTTCAATGGCGTTTAAAATCATTGCTGTGGTTGCTTTCTCTCTTTGCTTGTCTGGCTCTAGTGCTTTGCCGTCTGGTTTGCGGTGGCTAGCAAAAAATTGTATGGCATTGTGATCTGGTATTAGTAAGTCTTCTAAGTGGTTTTTGGAAACTACTTTTTTGGGGTCGCCTAGGTAAGCTTTTACTGCGTTTTGCACCCATTTTTCTGCAATATCATAATAGCTTACAAAAGCTTCGTTTCCTTTGCCACGACCTTCTTTGGTTCTGACTAGCTTACCTCTATGACACCATATTTTATAAGTATTATATGCAATTATTTCTAAATCATTATAAAGAATGCTAGCAGGTATGGAGAGTTTGTCGTTATGATATTCGTACATAGTTTTGTGTTTTTTAAAAAATGCTTGTCTTTCCAAGCGGTCACGATTTTTTACTTATGGTTTAAGCGCCTTTTGGCTCTCTTGTTTATCCCTCAGTGGCGTCGC